GTAACCAGAGCTACCAATCTGAGCAGAATTGTTACCGTTATCATTTAAGCCCGTCTCTTTCTTTAGCTTAGATGGCGAAGTGACATCTTTTATCCATTCAACTCCAAGTTTCACAATATCTGCAAGATTAAGTTCTGCTTTAATCTTTATCTTAGAAGAACAAACTTTCGTTGTATCTTCTTCCTTATCAATTTCTCCAGACTGCTCTACCTCTGCAAAACGAGAGTTAAGCATATCGTAGTGATCAAACACCTCTAATGGAGATTCGCAGGCGTGGAATCCTCTCTCACAGCACGCAATTCTTCCGCTCATTTCATACTCTTTACCGACTTCGTACTGAAATCCTCTGCACTTCAAGTTCTTATCAAACCCTTTGTAGGCAATAACTTTCTTTTCCATATTAATTTTGGTTTAGTTAATATAATTCTCGTCGAAATAAGGGCATACCCCTGTTTCTTCTTGGTATTTCTCTTGCACCCACCACATATAAGCATCGGGAGGGTCTGGAAGATACCGCTTGCAGTAGTTCCTTAATTCGCAGCCCACGCCCCTGCAATAGGCGTAGTCTGCGTTGATATTATTCGACATAACTACCTTCTATTTGAGTCACCCGTTATCGTTACTCTTCTTGTGATAGCGTGTAACCTATCAACCACCCTATCGCCATATTTAGCTTCCAAATGGTCTTCATCTAAGTTGGTAGAGAACATCAGCAACTTGCTGTCCCTTTCCGCTGCATCAACGAGTTCTGCAAATGGCACTCGCTTATTGCCGTAGATATTAGAAATATCCTCTGTTCCCACATCGTCAATATAGATAATGTGATATCGGATAATATCATCGGGTGACTTGTTGAGTTCGTTTGCCGTGCAGATTGTTATTATCTTACGGTAATAGTGATAGAGAAGTAAAGGAATAATCCTCATACCTATCAGCGATTTGCCAACACCGCAATTTCCAACAAGCATTAATCCCTTTCCTTTGTTATCAGTGAGCCACTGAACTATCTTCTCATAGTCAGGGTTCCATTTTGCAGCATCACCGCAAAAGTACTTTAATCCTCCTTTAAGGTGCGTTTCTGCATTTGGTATGCTAATTTGCACCTTGTCGGGCAGTGGCTTATACGTTGTATCTCGTAACCGCTCAATGGCAGATTTGAAATCTATTTTTTCCATTTACCAATCGCTATCTTTATCGTAATTCATTTCAGATGATTTAAGGGCGGTAGTACTCTTTTGCACTTTCTCCCTGCTTGCCCACGTCTGTAGCCTCTTTGCAGTTTCCCACGTCTTTTCAAGTTCAAAGCGCATCTTAGTTCCTGATTTGTTCCTTTCTGTCCAATAGTTGAAGAAAGCACGTATCATCGTAGGCTCGTAAGTGCCACCACGTGAAGAAACAAAAGGGATAAGGCTCTTTTCAAACGCTTTCTCACGCTCTTTACATTTTGCTTGTAAGGACGTTAAAACCTGCTTTGATTGCTCGTTGGTTTTCTTCTTGCCAAAGCGATAATCATCACACTTATTCATCACAAAGAATGTCCCTTTCGGGTTGGCAATCGTGTCTATATCTCCTTTGTTAGCAAGTGAGGATAAAACATTCCTACAAGTTTGTAGGGACAATCCGCAATCATTTGCAAGGTTTCGATAGCTCGTTCGTGAAATGCCGTCATCGTCAGCCCCCACGATTAGCCGTAACATTACAAGCTGCTCGTGGGGGGAATATCGAATTGTAAACTTGTCATCAAGTTTTATCATTTAGATAAATATTTTTTTATGTATCCGTCTTAGAACTTTGGTTTCTGCGTCTTTGCAGAATTGTCTATTCACTTCAAAGCCATATGCCTTTCTTTCAAGATTAGCCGCAGCTAACAAGGTCGTTCCACTGCCTGCACAAGGATCTATAACTACATCTCCTTTATCTGTGAATATTTCGATTAACCTTTCAAGTAGTGGTACGCTCTTCTGTGTAGGGTGCACTCTTAGAGTACTTGTATCTCGCGGATATTCCATGCAGTTAAAAATCATCTGTCCATTATTGTTGAATTTTGGCAATTTATCACGATAAAGAAGTAGTCCATATTCGCAATTACCTACAATCTTCATATTCGCCTTTAATACCTGTGGCGAATAGTTCTTGCGAAAGACCAAAGGAATATAGTGCATAAGTCCATATTTCTTTCCTAATTCAATAAATTGGAATTGTTGTTCATATTCGCAAAACAATATCATACAAGGTGCTTTCCCTGCTTCTTTTGGCTCTTTTATCAGCATTTTTGAACAGAAGTGCATAAATTCGGCAGGTCTAAATTCATTCTCCGAAGAAAAGAATTTCTTGCCAGCTTTCTCACTTTCTCCATTCTTATTATTGCCACCTTCGTACCAAGTAGGGTTGCTCGCATAGGCGTTATTGCCGAGATTGTAAGGAACATCTGTAAGTATTAGTTGCGCCTTTGGTATCTGATACGATTTATAGTTTTGGAAGCTATCATTGTAAATCTCTATATCTTTCATTATTGAAATATCACATTTGTTAATTGTTTACCATTACTGAACACCGCCCATTTGCCTTTATCATTGGTGTCAATGAGCTTCAAGTCCTCAACCTTGCCAAATCGGTTAATATTTCCGCAAAGGTCTACAAACCACGCTTGTTTATCCTTATATGGTCGAATCTCCCTACCTACTATCTGATAGTACATGGCAAGCGACATCGTAGGGCGTGCCATAACCACCGTATCAAGTTCTGGATAATCAAATCCTGTTGTCAATACTCCTACATTCACAACAACCTTTATCTTACCGCTCTTGAAGTCGTTTAATATGCGTTCACGCTCTGCTTTTGGTGTTGTCCCCGATACCATTTCGCAGCAATCAATGCTTTGTGTCAGCCGTTCAGCCTCTTTCAGAAAGCGAGTAAAGACTAATATGCCTTTTCTTGCTCCGCCACGCTTTGGGCAAAGCAAGCGTTTCACTATACTGACTAAATAGCCATAGAAGTCAATTCTATTATACTCTGCTTCTACTGATTTGTCCGTATAGTCTGCACCAGTTGAATTTGCTTGCAGATTATTCTCATCCCACCCTAATGGGTTCATTTGGAAGTAATCTATCTTTGAAAGAAAGCCCATATCGAGTAAAGTCGATATTTGCACTTGATAGATAACCTTTGAGAATATCAGCGGACGGGTACGAGTAAGGAACTTTAGCATTGCGCCAAAGCTGCTTGAACTTAGTCTGTAAGGAGTGGCTGTCAGCCCTAACACCTTGCACCCCGTAGCATGGATAAACTCTTCATACATACCACCCTTTGCGTTGACAAAGTGGCACTCATCTATGATTACGTTATTGAAATGCTGAAAGTCATCTGTGTGTCTTATCACGCTGCCTATTGTCGCAAAGGTGATACGGCTTATATTCTTTGAATTGAATGAAGCTGAATAAACAGAACAGTCAAGTACTCCATAGGAGCATAGCTTCTTGTAGTTTTGCTCAAGTATCTCTTTTGACGGCTGAAAGACAAGCGTATGCCCTTGCAGTCTATTTGCAATGTCAGCTATCACAAGCGACTTGCCGCTACCCGTAGGCAGCACCATGATAACATTATACTTTGCCTTTTTGTCATTAAAAAAGGCTACCGCTGTATCGGAAGCCTTTTGTTGATAATCACGAAGTTTATACATCATATCCTTATCCCTTTTTCATCGCTCAATTTCTTGACTAAGACTGAATAATATTTAATCAGCTGTTCAAGTTCAAAGCAAGACCACTTCTTTGTCTGATGTGCTTTCGCTTCAAGTATTTGGTATCTTTGCGTTCCTATCTTCTTGATAAGGTTCTCACGATACCCGATGAGGTGGTCGGCTGAAAACCTATTACAAAATCTACATTCGCTATTGCAATTCTCCTCATCGAAGCGGGTTGACATGTGCCGTCTCGAATGATAATGCCCACAATCGGATTGGTCAAAAGGCTTTATCTTTCCGCACGATATACACCTGAATGTGCCGTTAGGGAAAGCATCTCTCAATCTGATATACTGACTAAAGACCTTATCCAGCTTCTTTACCAAAGTAGCTTGGCTTGCTTGCCGTTTCTTTGGTTTGTCTGTTTTCTTTTTCTTCAAATAATACATAGTCAATGTAGGCGGACTCGAACCACCACTGACAGAACCAAAATCTGTTGTGCTACCATTACACCATACATCGTTTTGCCCCACCGCTGTGAGGCTGTGAAAATAAACTATTAAAATTATGAGTTACAAAAATTGTGCTTTGGGCAGGACTCGAACCTGCATTTACGTCTAAATCACATAAGATAATGTATTAAGAAGAGTTGAACTTCTATCTTTGCGCGCCATCTGTGTTTCCGTACACCATAATACATTCAACTTATGCGTGCGTCTACCAATTCCGCCACCAAAGCAAGTGTGGGTGACGCTTCACCCAGATTATTTATTAAATAATGAAGACAACCCTCACGGGCTTATTTACAAAAATTCCTTACTCCTGTCTATTTCTATCTCCATCTGCTGAATAAGTATTGCTTCATCTGCCGATGGTATGTATATGCCAGCTTCTTGTGCTGACCAATTTCTAAATCGGTCAACGGACAAACTCATTTCTGCCGTATCGAGTTCAGCACTGCTCCTAAGCACCTTTATCCTACCCAAATACTTATCTTCCTTTTCTCGGATAAACAAGTCAGGGTTTACAAGTTTCTTATAATATTGCTGCTTGACCCATTCAAGAGTGTTACCAGTCTGCGTACCAAAGTAAGCAAGGATAACGTGCAGATACTTATTCTGTGGTAAACTTCTTCTCGGCTTTTTCTCGGTCAAGTCTACGATTACCCCACTCTCGACTAACTTCTTAGCACGAAGCAGGAAGTTAGCCTTATCAAGTGGGGAAGAAAGATTATATATCATTAGAATGGTGTATTATCTTCTACTTGTGGCGGTTGATAGGTAGGTTGTGCGGGCTGCTGATATTGTGGTTGTGGTTGGCTTGATTGTTTCAACTCAACCTTATAGCCACGAACGCTGGTAAAGAAACGTGTTTGTCCGTCTTTCTCATACTTCGTACCTTGTAGGTCAAACGATACCACAACTATATCGCCCTGCTTGAATTGATTTAATAGCTGGCAATTATCACCGCTAAACTCTAACGACGGATAATTATCATATCCTCGCTGCCCTGTCAACCCATCAAATCGGGTAGCATCTAATACTAACTCTCGCTTGTAATAGGTTTTACTGCCATCTTTTGATTTTATATCCTTAGTGTCCCCTATTTGGAACACTTTACCGATAATTTGATTTGCCATTACGCTTCGTTAAATAGTTTCTTGTCTGTTATCAATTCTCTATTCTCATTCACAAAGCGGATAAAGTCCTCACACCTCTGTTGGAGTATTGGAATATCTCGCTCTGGGTTGAACTCATAGCTTTCTGTGAAAGTTTCGTAATTGTACTTGCCAATCACAGCCACATTATACTCGAAGGTCCTAACATCATTACCCATTTGTATAAGACAGAATGGATATACAAGATGTTGGCTATTGCGTTTGTACTTTCCTACGCTATATTGGCTTGCCGTCTTGATATCGTGAACAGACAAAGGCAATAACTCGTCAATGAAGCCATAGAGTTTCACATCGCCAAAACAAGTTGAGAGAACACCCTCGACAAACTTCTGTGTTACTGCGCCTTGATAGTAATCGGCAAATTCTTTACACAAGCTGATAGGAAAATAAAATACACGTTCACCTATCTTTGCATTGAGTCCGACAACCTTATCCGTATAGGTTACATCGCAATACAAAGGTTTACTCTCGACATCATCGTAAGCACCCATAACTATCTTCTCATATACCTTTTCAACTTCCACCTTGTCTGACTTACGGTGTTCTATCATACAATCTACAACTTCATTGAATGCTGTACCCTTAGCGACTGCTTCATTGTCATAAGGTACTCTGTTTATGCGGTCAATGACCGATTGGAATTGTATATCGTGGAACTCTTCGGGAGTATGTGGGGGATTATCACTAAACCCCCAATACTTTTCCCAAATAATATCACTATCCACATATTGCTGATAGGCATCAAGCAAAGATGGATAGATATTGTAATTAGGCTGCTTTGTCTTCATAAGATTTTGTTTCTTTATTGTAAACCAGCCCAAGTTCACTTACCCTTGCAGAGAACAAAGAACGTGCTTTCATCAATGAACTACCGATATGCTTGTAGTCATTGATATGCTCTGTAAAGTAGTTGGCGCTTTGTGCATCAGTGATTTGCGATATGCCATCTTCAATTTCTGCCAACAAAGTATTGTACTTTTTGATTTCATCTTCCTTTGCAGAGAGCATACCAAGATAAGGAGCAATAACAGAACGTTCGATAAAATCATTCTTTGCCGTTGGTTTGCCTTGCACATCGACAATGGTAGGAATATTCATAACACCTGCCAGATTGCACGTATTCTTGCCATCGTTACGACTGGTAGGGTCGAAAGTAATCGTTCTTACTTGCCTACCATTCTCGTTTTTCATTTCAAGATACCCCAGCAAATCAAGTTCTGTAACAATAGCGTTGTAGGACTTCTCACGTAAAGCAGGGATAAAGACTGTGTCATCACCCTCTTTACGAGTATCACGATGAGCAACAAATACAACATTCTTGTTAAGACTTCCTACTGTTCGAGTAAGCCAAGAAAACTCTTGATTAATACCGCCCCAATCTCTTATCTGAGGTTGGCGAGTTCCGCACTTATAGGTGATAATAAAGTCCATCATCTTACCTATTGTGTCAATGACAATAGTCTGATACGCAGACAAATCCTCTTGTAAGACATCTTTCACGTCTTGCCAGCTACCGACCTGCACCGTATCAATACCTTCTAAGTGGGACATATTAATACGTTTTACACCATTATCGAAATCCAACAATAGAGGTTTAGGAGTCGAAAGTGCAAGCGTACTCTTACCCATACCAGCCTGTCCGTAAATCATCATCTTGATTGTGTTCGGAATACTTAATTCCGATGCTTTTCTAATCAATGTCATAAGCTTTTAATTCATTAGTTATTATTAATCTGTTTAATCTCATTGTCGCAAATGCTTCTTGTATTTCTTTCTTTGAGTAATACAAAGGAGAGTTTACAGCCTCACCCTTGCGAGCATGGATTAGTCCTTGTTTCTCTAATTCTTGAAACGTCTTAAAATCTATCTTTCTGAATTTAAGCCATTTCTTCACCTCTGACAGCCTTAGTCTGTCTTGCGGTGGGTCATAATCTTTAATAGCAAGGTTATATCCAACACGGACGAAATCAGCAATGATACCGCCCAATTCAGAAATAGTAAGATTATTCATTAATATCTCTGAATGATAGTTATATGCCCTACCTTCTCTTTTTTGGTAGTAGCAAATTTATTGTTCATAGGGTCGCAACCCTCGTAACGATTTTGTCTTGTGCATTCGGTAGTTACCGAATTTGCCGTATAACAGCTCAATGGGACGTGCAATTTGTTACCTGCCCCGATATGCTTGAAAAGTCCAGTAATACTATACTTTCTATCTTTTAGTGTTCTTTCCATATAATTATTTTTTGTTTCGTGGGCATTGAGGACTCGAACCCCACTCACCTACCATAGATGCCCTTAAAATCCTCACTATTCTCACGAACCATGAGGAGTGACCATGATTAAAACTACTAACCTGATTATAACTTTGTCCCCACGCATGGAGTCGAACCATACACATTGCGTTATATGCCCTTTGTGGGGTAAAACCCTACTATTCTCACGAACCGTAGGTAACCTTAAACAATAATTCAAATATATTACGATAGAATATTATTAAGAAAATCAAAATTCAACTTCTTCGACTGATAATCTTTCTTGAACTTTTCAGCTTCAATCAAGAAATCTTCTTCTAATGCCTTCATATCTTCTAAAATATCGAAAAGGCTTCTGTTATCTTCTGCCATACCATTCATCTTTTAAATCGTGAAAAACCACTTTAAAACACCCTTTTGCCTGCCAAATGTATTTAGCAACGGCAGCGGTGCAAGTTAATGCACCGACTGACATAAATAAATGTATTAATATAGACATGATTTAATTGCTTCTTCTAATTCATATTCATCAATATCTACTGGGGTATCGTCTTTATCGAATGCTTCGACTTTTAGGCACACATGCACAGATGTTACCACATATGCGCCAGTACCATTACCGTAACCGCACTGAAAATCATCTTCATCATAGCCGTCAACATCGATTGAGCAATCGATATTAGCGTATGGTGTGTCGTTGAATCGGTCATCTTCATATAAGCACACGCAATCATCAACACCGCTGCCATCACGCCCAGCATCAACACAGACGTCTATAATTTTCTCTTTCAGTAGTTCTAACTCTTCTTTTTTCATAATCAATCAGTTTTTAGTTCATTCGTACGCACACCCTAATCGAATAGTAGCGAACTTATTTCATTCGCAGTGTGCGTTATATATTCATTTAGCGAGACAGACCCCTAACCTGCCTACTCTCTTACGTATAGAGGGTTTTCGTAGCGTTATTTAATCTCTATATTTACTTCTGCCATCTGCAAGGTCACGGATTGTTAGTCTCGCTTGCAGCCTTTCATTTTCAATATCTTTTTGTCTCAATAGTTCAAAAATCGCTGTAAACACTTGCTTTTCTCAACTAAAAGGTTTACCTTTGCTGTTGTACTAAATTGTTTACAGTGCAAAGGTACTAAAGATTTCTGTACTACCAAAGAATAATACAGATTTATTTAGCATTTAACTAATATTTAACATTGCGAAAGGTTTATTCACAAATACACCTTATATATATATAAAAAAGAGCATATCAAATATGCTCATTCTTTGAAATACTGATACAACCGATTTCTAATGATTGTTGAACTTGTTAACGAAGTAAATTTGACCTTTGCCCGTTACTTTCGTTGTAATAGTCGTGTGCAGCACCCCATTGTTACCACTTCGCACACCTTTTTTGAGTTCAAATAAACCCATATCAACGTACTTCTGATTAGGGATGTTGTAGCGTTCTCCTTTCGTGCCGAGATAGCCGTTATCTCGCATCCATTGGAATAGTCGCCTTTCACCCATAGGAGTGCCGTTCTGGTTGATTAGCTTTGCGAGTTCACCAATCAAACAGGAAGACACAGAACCGCTGACCGCTTTAGTAAAGGTGATAGCAGGCTGAGCAGCCTTTACGGATTGTTCCGCTTCAATACGCTTCTGTCTTTCTTCTTTGAGAGCCGTGGCGAGTTGGATAAGATAGTCAGGGTCGGATAGCGTGCGTTCTATAATGTTATCCGTCATATAAGCACCATGTTTGCGGATTGACGGCAACACATCTCCGCATACCCAATCTTGGAAGGATTCTGCCTGCGGCTTATCGGAGCGCATAATAACCTTATATAGGTTTTGCTCGTTCACAAATATAGCCGTCTGTTGTCTACCCATACTATCGATGACCCCAATTCGATTGACCCCATCGGATTTCAATCTTGAAGTAACACCATCAACACGGAGTTCCAACACTCTACACACATCGGCAAGACAAAATAATGGATTATCCGTTGTCCCTGCCGTCCTTACTTTCCCAAATTGTGGGTTTTCAAAAATTCTTAATTCGTTCATAAAAAATGCGCCCAAACTATAATAATTAAAGAATAAACATACCAGAGGAAGAGGAGTCGAAAGAGCAGAATCCACCCTTACCCATAGTGGGAGGGATTTTGCTCTGAACTTTATACCGAGAGTTCTCGTCGCCGTTCTTCGCCCACTTGTTAAGACAAATTCAACAAGTGACATGAGGCATTCCGATATTGTCATCGTCTTGCAGCGCATCCTCACTCATATCCTGCGCCCTCGCTTGCTCCCTTTGCGAGAAATAAGACTACCCCAAGGCGGCTGTGGTCGTGAAAGGTAGAATTGAGGTCGGTTGTATATAAACAAAAACCTCTGCAAGTGGTCAAGCCTTACAGAGGTGAAATATCTAAACTCCCTAAATGGGAAAATTTAGCGATGTCAGTCGCATTTCTTGACCAAATGCGATTACAAAGATACTACATAATTCTGTATTAACAAAATAAAATCAGAAAAATATGGAAGAAAAAACTAAACGCTTTTTTAAAGTCCTTGACACTCTGGACATTAGCGGATATAAACTAAGTAAACAAAGTAATCTTGTTACTCAACAAAAGTTGACGAATGCAAGAAAAGGAAGGAATACCATTAGTACAGATATAGTAATGGAGTTATCCCGATTGTATAAGCAAGTGAACCCAGACTATATTCTTATCGGTGAAGGTCCTATGTTTCTCACTGGTGACATAACTCAGTCTGGCGATGCCAACAATGCTAACAATAGCGGGGCGATAAACAACGACAACCGCAGGTACTATCAAGGTTGCAACAAGGAGAACTCGCAGGAAATATCAGAACTCGGAGAAAGAGTAACCGCATTAGAAGGCGCACCTACAATCAGCTACTCGCAGGGCAAGCCATACTATAACGTGGACTTTCTCGGAGGCTTCGACATCATTATCAATGACCAGACAATCAACCCTGAATACCTCATAGATTTCAAGAAATATGAAGATGCGGATTGCTGGTGCAATATTTCGGGTCAATCAATGGAGCCGTTAATCTCAAATGGTGATATAATAGCCATTAAGCAGCTTCACGATTGGCGAGAGTTCCTCCTATATGGCGAGGTATATGGTATAGTAACAAAGGATATGCGTACGGTAAAACTCGTTACCAAGTCGCCAAAGGGTGATGACTATCTCCATCTTGTTCCTGTCAATAAGTCAGAAGAATATCAGCCGCAGGATATTCCTGTGAAGTTGATTACGCACGTGTTTCAAGTACTCGGTTGTATGAAGAAACTTTAGCATATATTTAACATGGCATAAGTAACAAATAACAAAATCGCTATATATCAGAATATTACATGTGCAAGATATTCCGCTTGTGGTTCTGAATGTCGTGGGTTCGAATCCCACCACCCACCCTTCAAGAATTAAGCGGAAGTCTTTTAATGACCTCCGCTTTTTCTTTTGTACATCATTGTCACTATGCAAAGATACTACAAGTTGTATATTTACTAATTATTGACTGAAATATGACAATGTTTAAAGCAATAATAAAAAGCTAATGGCACATGGAATCACTGCTTGCGAATAAGACCGTAATAAACTTATACAAATAAGTCTTTCAATATTTGGAGTGACAAAGACTCCCTAACAAGAGAAACTATTACACATATTACAAGGATATTTTTATTTTAGTTTGCTGTCACTTTNATGACAGCAAATTGAAAACGATTTCGAAACATAAAACAGCATCTCCTAACATCTTTTATTTTCTTATC